TCAATGCTATGTATAGCTATGTAGAACTATCATTTTAGGAGCAAGTAGATGAAAAATTTTATTAAAAACATTTTTAAGATCAAGGTTGACGAGTATGGAGAAGATTGCACTTGGTGGGCAGTTTTCCCTGCAAAGTGGGATGACGAAAAGATATTTGGTTTCATCGAGTGGTGTGAGTATCGTTATGATATGAACATTGGTATCGGTGGTGGCAGATACTATGGTGGTGCAGGTGGTCAATGCACTGATGGCTACAGAATCCACAGAACAAAGACAAGAACTTTGGTTAAGCAACGTCATTACTATGACATTTAATGGGAGGAAAAAATGATACAAGCAGACAATAGAATGACAAAGAAAATCTTTAGTAGACAAGATATTAGAGATTATAAGAATGGTGTCGAAAAGGGGTTGATTGATGGAGCAATTAACTACCGTGATGTCCCACCAATGTACTATGAGGGTTTTGAGTTTGGCAAAAAGCTATATCGAGATGTCTTAGATCATTGTGAAAAAAATGAGATTAAAATCACTAAGGAGAAACGTGATGAAGTTTAAAATCATATGGGACAAAAAGGATCAACCAACTCTTGAGGAAGCTCAAGAGTTTGTTGGTGGTTATGTTGAGTGTGTACGTTTGAGTAACGGAGATACTTTGCTTATTGATGAAGAGGGTAAGCTTAAAGGTAAGGAAGTTAATCAAACTGCTACAATGCACTTTGTAGCTAGTTATGGCATGACAGACGTTATTGCAGGAGATGCCATGTTGATTGCAAAAGGAGCAAATACAAAATGGAAATAAATGATAAGCCATTGATGGCAAGTGAAATCATTGGTGCTTTGGGTCAACCTAAAAGAGCCATCGCACATTTTAAAAGTGGATCTATTGCAGAGGGCAAGGCTAGAGAAACTCAGTCTATGCTTGTTAATGCACAAAAGTTTAAGGTGTCTAACAAGCTTATAGATCATGCAGGAGAGGCATCTATGTCTAAGCCTCATGTATTGCTTGAGATGATTAAAACTGCAATACCACCATTTAAAAATATGTTTATAGAATGGGATGAGCATTATCGTGTTCATCTTTTGAAAAATCTTTATCATAAATATTTGCCTCAATATAAAGATAAAATAGAGCAACCTACTGATTATTTAGATCGTATTGGTTATCATATTTATTACTACGAGCATCCAAGTGGAGATGGTTGGTATATGTATGATATGTGGTGCATGATTGATGGTAAGTGGTTTTGTTCTCCATTGTCTTCCGTTGTTCGTAACGAAGAAGAATGGAATATGAATATTGCCTTTTCTAATTACGTTATGAAAGAGCAGGCATCAAGAGAATTACCCACCGACACTCGAAACTTTATGATGGATTCAGAAGTCTTTATAAAAGAAACTGCACATCAAAGTATTAAGATCATTGGACATCCATATTCTTTGGCACATTTTAATGACAGTGATAAGTTGTTTAGAGCAAAATCATTAGTAGAAGGTTATGATGAATATAAGTTAATGCTCGATATATATTCGAGGTTTACCACTGTACAAAGTAGAGCTATGCACTGGCTTATTCCAAAGCAAAAGTTTTTGCAAGGTTGGGATAATGATGAGATGGCAGAAATGTCTAAAACTCATTTGCAGTTAATCCAAGGTGGTGATGTTAGGTTTATCATTAGTGTGCTTTCTATCCTTAATTACGATTTAATCGTCAAGGAGACACAGAAACCTGCTGATCATAAGGTAAAGCACGTCAGATTTGGAAGAAGTGTCCCTACGAATGAATATAGCCTTTTAAATATAGAATTGCCTAAACCTAGAGGTAAAACTGTCTATGAAAAGATATTTACAGGTCAAGGCACTCCGAAGAAGTGGCATATGAGACGTGGGCATTGGAGACGTTATCGTGATAAGCATGGCAATATAACCAAAAGAATTTGGATTGATCAATGTGAAGCAGGTAGCAAAGAGCATGGTCAAAAGATTAAAGATTATAATTTGCAAAAAAGCAGTTGACTATGCAATCAATACAATGTAACAATATCAAAAACTATCATTTAAAAGGAGCAAGTAGATGGAAATGATAAAAGACATTAAAGAAATAAAATTTAATGACACAAATGTAGATGGTAATGGCACTTGGATTCCAGTATCAGAACCAATCGTGATGGCATCTGCCGCAGGGTGGTATGTCGGTGCAGTCTGCAAAGATCCCGATTGTGATGGCATGATTGTGCCTTACAATAGATACACGGAGTACATGACTAAGGAGTCTGCTCAAAAGTGTCTTGACACTCCAATTGATGAGGGGGGTTTCAATGAGCAGATATAAAGATCAGATGATAGGAGTGATGGAAGAGTTTTACTCCTATCTTAATGATGATGGTATGACGAATGAGCAAGCTATCGTTAAGATTAAACAATCTCATGGCGAGCATTGGGAAGAATATGTTCGTGATGAGATCAAACGTGAGGAGCAAGAATATGGGGGAGTATGAGTGTATAGATTGTAATGAAATGTATCACTTGGATGAACCACCATATGATGGTTATTCAATTTGTTGGGATTGTAGAGAGGAGAGGAAAAATGAGACCACTAGTAAAGAGAATTGATATGGCATTGCACATACAAGAGTTGTGTGCAAAGCATAATATTACTGTAACCTATCAATCACTTGATGATGAGATTCCAAGGTATTATGCTAATCCTAGTAGAAAGCATATTCATATTAGACCAACTAAGAACACAGGTTATTATGTTTCTGCTTTGCATGAGATTGGACATATACTTGGAGATAATCAAACTTACAATAATACTGTAAAGGAGAGAGAAATTGGTGCATGGATTTGGGCAATGCTTAATGCAAAAGTTTGGACAGATACGGCAGATCGTGTCATGGCGAGTGCTTTATCGTCTTATGGTGTCACTCTCGAAGAAAGCACGGAAATCCAACAAAGATGGAATCCGTGCCACAGAGACGATGAAGAACAAGTCGCAGTTTAATAAAATCTTTATGAGAAATCTCATAATGCACATCAACAATGCAACTCCCACAAGGGAGTTGTCTTTGTTTGAAAAGGTGTATGTAAAGATTGTTAAATTATGTCGAGGATCACAATGAAACATAAAGACACATTATCTAAGACCCATTCTACGTCTCGTAAATGGGAAAAGAGCATGAAAAAAAGAACTAAGAAGTCACAACGACAAACTGATTTTAAATGGTGTATGTCAAATCTTAGAGCATATATGGCTTATGAAGATAAAAGACACAGGTTTTTAACTTCAGCAGAAGGTCGTGAATTTGTTAAAAAAGGTGGCAATATACCAAGGTTTTTAGACAATGATTGATATTAAGATCGGAGATTGCAGAGAAAAGCTAAAGGAATTACCGAACAATTTCTTTCATACAGTTATTACATCACCACCTTACTGGGGACTCAGAGATTACGGAACTGGCAAATGGACTGGAGGAGATCCAAATTGTTCGCATATTGCTGGTAAATCCCGTAATGATGCTGATCGGGAGTTTGGTACAAAAGAAACACTTACTGTACAATATCGTGACGTTTGTAAGGATTGTGGTGCAGTCAGGCAGGATAATCAGATTGGTATGGAAGCCAGCCCTGAAGAATATGTCCGTAAAATTGTTCGTACTTTTCAGGAAGTCAAACGGGTGTTGCGTGATGATGGAACTCTTTGGCTTAACTTGGGAGATAGCTATTCTAGTGGTGGTAGGACATCAACAACTAATCAAACTGTCAGAGGAGATAAGGATTACGGGGTCACTAGACCTCCCGTATCGGGCAGTATAAAGCCTAAAGACCTTGTCGGTATACCTTGGAGGGTAGCACTGGCACTACAGGAGGATGGATGGTATCTCAGGCAGGATATTATATGGCACAAACCTAATCCTATGCCTGAAAGTGTGAAGGATAGATGCACGAAGGCACATGAGTATATATTCTTGTTATCCAAGTCAGAGAAGTATTATTACGACAGTCATGCTATTAAAGAAAAGTCTGTAGACTGTTTGTCTAACAAAAGAAGTGTTTGGACTGTACCAGTTAAGCCATACAACGAAGCACATTTTGCAGTATTTCCAACTGAATTGATTGAACCAGCGATTCTTGCTGGGTGTCCTCCGAAGATTTGTTCGGAGTGTGGGACTCCATATGAACGGGAAATGGTAACTGTTGGAGTTCCTGATCGGAGCAGAAGAGAGAATATGATTGGAGTTATACCAAAAAGAGAAACTATAAGTAGACAAAATAGCAAAGAGATGAAGCCATTGATACAGGAAGACAGGGGATTTACGAAGAATTGTTCGTGTTCAGGAAGCCAGACATCTGCTGGCCGTGTGCTTGATCCATTCGGTGGGTCAGGCACAACTGCACTGGTAGCTGATCGACATGGCAGAGATGCTACCATTATCGAACTTAATCAGAAGTATGTGGATATAGCTGAGAACAGGCTAAGTTCAGATGCACCTTTATTTACAGAACTTAGGAGGGAGGTTGTAAATGAAAGCTAAAACAAAGAAAAAAACACTTTTTTATAAAATGGTTAAATTTTATGAAGAAAAAAGAGGTTTTACGAAAATTGGTGCTAGAGAATATGCAAAAAAAATGTCAAGGAGCATGGCAAATGAAAGCTAAAGCAAAGACCTGTTGCAACTGCAACGAAGAAATTGTTCGGGGTATGGCGTTCCCGTTAATGGAAAAAAGCATATGTATGAGTTGCTTTATTCACTTTGGACTGGCACAGAAAATGGACATCAGTATGCTTCATTATCAAAATTGTTCGAAGAAACATTGTTTTAAATGCGAATATGCCTTCATAAAAGCACTATGGGCATTGGACTACAAACAGACACAAATGGGCAACTGGTACAGGAGGACTCCAGACCCGAAAATTGTTCGTATTTATGATGAATTACTTACCAACATACCAACTTACTCGGTAAGTAGATTGGAGGGTAAGTTATAAGTTGTTGATTTTACTGGATAAAATTAGGTTACTTACATTAGTTACCAAAGGGCTTGGTAAGTATTTTATGCCCTGTAAGTCATTGATTTTATTGAAACTTACCAACTTACCGAACTTCCCCCCCTATAGGGGGTATAGGGGGAGGGTAAGTAACCCCTCTCCCCCTACCCTAATAACGTAACGACAAGGAGTAAAAGCAGATGCCAAAAGTAGGCGAAAATTTACCACAAGAACAAAGATCAAAAGGGCTTAAAAGATTAACTCAGAAACAACAAGCTTTTCTAGATAACTTTATGCATAAAGATATGACACAGACAAACGCAGCTCGACAAGCTGGGTACAGTAATCCGTCAGTAGATGCAGTCAGGTTGCTCCGTAACGAAGTCGTGCAGGAACGATTTCAAGAGATGCAGGAGGAGAATCGAAGTCGGTTCGGGGTAACGATAGACAAGTCTGTTCGGGATCTCTTGAAGATCCGTAACGAGGCTTGGGAGTCAGGAAAGTTTGGTGAGGCTATTCGGGCTGAAGAACTACGTTTAAAGGCTACTGGATTGCTCGTAAACAAAGCTCATGTACTACATGAGAAAGTCGATAGCATGACGAAGGAAGAAATACTGGCTGAACTACAGAACCTGCAACAAAAAGCACAGGATCGGATGAAAAAAGCCAACGTCACCCACATACACCCAAAGAAGATAGGCAAAAATAGTTAAATATGGGTATAATCGGGACTGCACTTGCTGCGGTCTGGCACAGGGACACCGAACAATTTCTATAGAACGGGACTGGACAGAATCGGATCGGGATCGGAGTGCGTATAATTGTTCGGAGTCGTGCTGCTAATCGGGATCGGATCGGGGGTGGATCGGGCTTCCATCGGGCTTCTGTTTGGCTTCCAGCAACGGGTTCGGGTTATGGTTCGGATCGGGTCAGGGTGAATCGGGCTGCGCAACTTCCTGTCCAGACCTGAATACTCACAATTGTTCGCGCTCATACACGGGTGAGTCTCATCCCTGACTCCGAACAATTGTTCGAAGTATTCCCGCTGTTGACAGCAGCAAGTCCTGTAAAAAAAATTAATAAAAGTTAATATTAACTGTTGACAGTATGCAATCATTACTATATATTATATATATTCATTCAGCCAAAGGAGAAAAAAATGGATTATTATAACGAAATGAAAGAAGCTGTTATTAAACAGCTTGATATGAGCAAGGAAGACACAGAGCAAGCCTTTAGAGATGTGGCTAGAGGTGGAGCAGATGGGGGGTTTTCAGGATTTATCTATTATTCAGAAACAGTTAAGTTTGCAAAAGACAATATGAGAGCTATTTATAAGTATCTTGAGTCGCAAGCTGAAGATTTTGGAATCAATCCGTTTGAAATGGTTCAGGGTTTTAGATGTTTAAAAGATGTAAAGCCAACAATATCTGAAATATCAGATGTTATTCATGGCTGGAATCCTATACTTCGACATTCAGAAGGGGTAGATACTCAAATAATGAACGCACTTTCTTGGTATGCGTTGGAAGAAGTAGCCTTCAACGAGGCAGAAACTTAAAAGATCGGGCAACTTGCCCAGCAACAATCGGGATCGGGGAAACCTGTTCCCGATTTTTTTTGTGCTGGTTCTAGCTGGTACTTCTACTGGTAAAGGTTGAGTCCTCACAATTGTTCGAACTCACCAGTTCATATTTTTTTGGGCTGGACAAAAAAAAATAAAAAAAAATAAATTATTTTGTTGACAGGTGTAGTAATGATTGCTATAAAAGAGGTATAACAAACACAGGAAAGGAAATGTTATGAAACTTAGCAAAGAACAAATTCAAGAAATGAAGTCAATGGAAGGTAGAGACCTAATGTGGTTTCTTCTTGATATGTGGGATAACTCACTTATTGATGGAGACAGCATTACTCAGTTCCTCACAGATCACATTAGTGATGAAGCAGTCAAAGAGTACATAGAGGAGGTAAACAATGACTAAAATTATTAACGACCATTTTACAACATTAAAGTATATTGCTGATACTCAGCTAAATGCTTATCTTCAAAAGCACAACTCAAGAAAATATACTTTAACAAGAAATGGTTCACCAATACCATACATTGAATTTGAAAGTCTAAAAGATGTATCGGGATTTCTAACCAGCAAAGGGAAGTATTAAACTTCCCTCCCCCAATCGGGATCGGGCTTTGATCGGGGTCAGCTTCGGCTGGCTTCGATTTTTTTTGCCTTCTTCTTGGTTTAGGTTATATGGGTAATAATCCTTCCAGCAGACTGCTCACAATTGTTCGGACTCAAACATGAGACTAAAAAAAAGAGCCGAGATGGAAAGGATTCTCGACTCTTTTTTCATGCTCTCACATTAACTGGGGGAGTTGCTATTTTAGGTCTGTGAACCCCCTACCCCGAACTTTCGACCTCATGTTGTTGTGATGGGATACTGTAAACCATTACCGTCTTGCCATCACTTTTATATATATAGCAATCATTACAATTAATGTCAACACCTAAATTAAAAAAAAATAAAAAAAATTTAAAAAAAAGTGCTTGACTTATATTATGTAATGATTACTATATAGTTATGTTAATCAGCCAAAGGAGAAAAAGATGACATATAATCCAAGGTTTAATCCAAAGTTTGTAGCTTCAGACGAAGTTAGACAAGACAACATCAGAGCCATGTCAGAGATATGGAAGAGGTGGTGTGAGTTTCATAATATGCCAAAGCATGAGAATGGTCAGTATTATAGTGCTGATGATATTATGCTTGATCATTATCAAGATATGCCATTCGAACCAACAACACAGCAAGTTAAGTTCTTGTCAGGTTTTCGTGAGGTTTGGGAGCAAATCGAATCAATAGAAACCACAGCAGTATGACTAAGTGGGAAGTGACATTGGCAGTTGTTCAAGCCATCACCTTTTGGGTGATGGTTTGTGCAGTCGTAATAATCGTACCATTTTAAGGAGGTAGCAATGGAAGAGTATACAAGTGAAATACAGATTTGTTTTGGTGGAAATAATCACGAAGCTAAATCAGAAGAGGACTACATTAAAAAAGTTAAAGATCAGTTTTGGGAAGATTTCGGTATTAAATTAACAAATGCAGAAATAACTAATATCCAAAAACACCCCATAAAAGATACTTTTATCGATATTAACAATACAGGAGGTAAATGGTAGAAGGGAGGAGCTGAAGCTGGGTTAGAAGCCCAGCTTCTTTTTTGACCTGAAACCGAACAATTGTTCGTATTCAACGAATCGCAGGCACGCCGTGTTCCTGCTGTAAAAAAAATAAAAAAAGATAAAAAAAGGTGTTGACTTCCTGGGTAGTAATGATTACTATATAAATATATCAGCCAAAGGAGATAGATATGACCATGACAAAAGAAATGAAAGACTTTAGAGATACTATGGAAACCATCATAGGTAGAGGTGTAGAAATCTATGAAGGAGACGAGCTTGCTTGTGTAGGAGGAATGTACGACTTGATTTCAGATCAATGTCTTGAGTTCACCAAAGGAGGTTGGGACATGATGAAGCTCAAGCAAGGTGAGTCCATGAAGATCAGACTTTCCACAGGAGAGGTCAGGGTCAGACGGAACGATCACATAACATAGCAAAAACAGGCTGGGTTCTCCCAGCCTTTTTTCGTAGCTGTTTCCGAACAATTGTTCGTACTCCTGTAGCTGGATCAGTTGCTGTAAAAAAAATAAAAAAACTTCTTGACTAATGTAGCAATCAATACTATATATATATTAAATCAATTTCAGCCAAAGGAGATACAAATGAAAAGGATTTATATAGCTTACGGAGCTAATACAAATAAAGAAGCAATGAAACGAAGGTGTCCCAATGCCAAGCAGATTGGAGCTGGCTTCATTGAAGGGCAAAGGTTTAAGTTCAACAATGTAGCAGACGTAGTGCCACACGATGGTACGAGGTATAAGAATGCACCAGCAGTTGCTTGGGAGATTACACCTGCTTGTGAGAAAGCTCTTGATAGATTCGAGGCGTTTCCAAGTTTATACAGAAAAGAGTTCGTTACTTTCAGAGAGACAAGAGGGCGAGCTGAATATCAAGGTTTCATCTACAAGATGAATTATACTGGATTCCACACACCGAATCCAATGTACGTTGATGGTATCAGAACTGGACTTAAAGGTTTCTTTGATGCTGGTTACTGGGATCGAATTGATGATTCAATCAATTCTGCAATCATAGAGAGTTTCAGAATGGAAGAGATCGGTAGTCCGTTGACGAACAAACGAATCGGTGGATCGCAGTGGAGGTAGTTGTCTCCTAGGCAAAAGCCCAGCTTCTTCGGAGGCTGGGTTTTTTCTGGTGTCAGTCCGTACAATTGTTCGTAGTTATATCGGATCGGAGATCGGGCTGGTTCGCCGTCTGGACAATCGACCATCAAACTCTTCACATATATATAGGTAATAGGTTAAAAAAATTTTATTTTTTTTCAAAAAAATTAATTTAAAAAAGTCAATAAAATCAATGACTTAAAACGCTTGCAATGTAATCAATACTATATATAATAAAATTATGATTTCAACAAATATGGAAAGGTTTAAAAATCATGCTTAATCAAATACAAAAATTATTTTCTAACATTGGTGACAATTCTAGAATTGCTTTCGGTCCTGAGGTCGAATTTATGAGCAGATCCCACGGATCAAGAGCATATACGGAATTGAATAGAATTAATCCGATTGCAGGTCTTAAATTCAAACCTGATGGATCTAGAGCAGATTGCGAAGAAGATTTACCTGCATTAGCAGATTGCAATGTTGCATGGGATTATCTAAAAGACTGTATGGAATTTGCATCTTCTAACAGTGGTTATTGCAATAAAGATTGCTCTGTACATGTTCACTTTTCAACTATGCCAATATTACCTAGTTTAACTAATGAGCAATTCACTAGAAAAAGTATTGAAATGAAACATCAATATAATTCTAGAAATTATAATCATTATCTCGAAGATCCTGCTATAAGATCACAATTGTTTGATGTTAGGGATAGTATGCAAATTCCATTAGAGGTTATTAGAGATATTGGGTATAGAATGGCAAAACATATTGATTATTATGGTAGCCTTATTTCTAGATCAAGACGTGATGGATATTTCTGCCGTTATCCTGCAAGTGCTGAAACAGTAAAAAGAGCAAATTGTACTGTTGAACATCTTAGACGTGCATTAAATCCAAGTGGTAACAGTTATAAATATTCAGCATTGAATATTAATAAATATCATTCCACTAGAACTATTGAAAATAGATCTCATGGGGCGACATTAGAATATAAAAAGGTTAAAACATGGGTTAAATATAATACTAATTTAATCTTAAATAGCCTTGTATCACGTTTTAAAGCCCGTACAACTATGCAAGAGCTTTATAGCCCATCCTATATAGGAAGATCTGCAAATACTCTTAAATCTCAACTATGGGATTTTTGCAGAGGTAATGTAAGATCTACAAGGGAAATTATGGATCATGTAGGGATTAACAATCCACAATCTGTTAGACGTACAATTAGTGAAATTAGATCTATTGATCATTATAAACCTTTTATAGTCACTCATAATCAGCAGGAATTTAATGTTGATTATGGAAGATCATTAGATCATGGGGATAATGGATACGAGGTTTTAATATCCAAGAATATTGAAACAATAACAGACGAATTAGATTTTAATGACAATCAAATAACAGATCTTACAGCAGGTCTTGATGACCAAACATTAGCAGATCTTAATGAAAGAATTAGACAATTAGCCTAATTCTTTAAATCGAAAATTAAAAATAGCCTACTAATTTAGTAGGTTATTTTTTTTGCCTAAGTTATTGTTTTTATTATATAAATCGGGCTGGGTATACCATAGTCACCACCAAAATTATATAAATTTTGCAAAAAAATCTGTACACCAAGTTCACCTCAAACGACCCCCTTGTTTTTGAAATACGACCCCAAAAAAATTTTTCACAAAAAAATCTTGCACTTTTGTGCAATCAATACTATATTTAGTATGAAAAGAGGTAAAAATGACAACATATAGATTACGACTCTCTGAGATAAGTGAGTTTAGGGTCAAAGATACCGACCATTTACTGCAAGAGATAGCATCTGTGTTGGTTTGCAAGGGTATGGAGACTCCTGCAATGCTAAAACGCATAGCCAATGCATGTTGTGACTGGAATGGTTTAGCATATCGTTACAGTAACAAAGACGAATTGATTGCAGACATGATAAAAAACAAAGTTTTGGTTAATATGAATGAAAGGAAAGCCAATGAAGAGAACTGATTATGGGTATGCAGACCTGACAAAGAAGGAAGTTTACGATTTTCGTAAAGCTTTGAATTTGAGTCAGGCAAAGTTATCCAAAAAATTAGGATTAAGTTTAAGAACGTGGTGTCACTACGAGTATGGCACACAAAGAATGCCAGTATCTGTGCATATGGCACTACAACATTTGCAAAATGGAGGTGGTGAAGCAGAAAAAGTGCATGATAATGTAAAAAAACATAAAGAACCTCTGACAAAGTACGACATGGACAGGATTTCAAGGCTAAGAAAGTCTATGAAAGATGTTCTGACATCTATTACGACAAGATTAGAGCCTGTACCAGCTAAGATTATAGCTCAAAGTGACAAAGAAATGGGCTTCCTGTTGTCAAAAATAAATAATTGATATACTATCTCTACAGAAACTAGTTTTTTGTGGAGATACACATGGCAAATGGACCTCTAGGAGGATTTATGCCGACCCCACCTTCACCAGGTCAACCACCACAGGTGAAATTGGAGACATCGGCTGAAAGCAGGGGTAATTTCAACAAATTTTTAGGCACGTTGCCAAAAAATGGTACTATTGGACCTATTCAGACAGGTGTTGGTCTTTCCTCACCGATGCCTGTCACCCCAATGACAAGTAATGTAAACATTTTTCAGCCACAGATGTCACAGATGACGGCAATGCCGATGATGCCACCTGCACAACCAGTAAAAATGATGCAAGAGGGTGGAGTAGCAGATTTTGGTGATTTTTTTGACGAAGTAACGTCTTATGCTGACGATGACAGATCAGATTTCAGTGGTCAAGAGGACACATCAGATAGTTTTGATGCAAATATGGGTTTATCAAATCAAGAGGTTCAGAATATTTTTGGGGGTGAAGATCAAGCTCCACTTGCATTTCCCACTCCAAGACCAGAAATATTAAAAGATGCAGTATCTAGGGCTGAAATAGAAGTATTTGGTGGCACAGAGTCTGATGCTTTAAAGTTTTTCAATGATTCAGGAGGCTTAACTAATGCAGGTCAAAAAGCTTTTGAAGATTCTATTAAGGGTAATTTAATTGCGCTTCAAGAGCCAGAAGTTAAGCCTAAACCTGCTGATGGAGGTTTACAGTTAGCAAGTTTACTTGACAATAGAATTATACCAAGTAATGCAACAAGTGTATCGCCAGGTGATTTAAGTAGGCAGGCATTTTTAGGAGTTAGTCCAACAAGATCAATTGACACTGGCAAAGGTTTATCGTCTATACCTGATTTAACTTTAGATCAAGATTTATTACAAGCAAGACCAGACGTTTTAAGAACTGGCACTGCATTACCAGCATTTCCAACAACAGCACCAGCAACACAAAGAAAAACATTTGTACAAAGTCAACCAGAGGGTGCTTTAAAAGGCACTGCTTTTGACTTTGTTCCAGACGCTTTTCAAATTTCAAACTTCTTATCACAACGTGGTACTGCACCTACATTAACATCTGGACTAACTGGGACAGCACCAGTTGGAACACAAACAGCAGGGTCAAGAGGTGATATTGTAAGACCTAATGTACCTATATCTAGAGGTATGCAAGATCTAACAAGTGAGGATGAGCGATTAATTGCACCAGAGATATTTGGCACAGGTCAGATAGCTGGTATGGATGAGAATACATTCAGATCGTTATCAAATGAAGCTCAACAAAAAATATTGAGTGATATAGCAGGTGCTGACTTGGGTACTACCTTTACTGCACGAGATCCAGAGCCAAATCGTGGAATTGTTCCTGACACGGCATTAGAAACATTGCAAGGAGCTAGAGTACAAACACCAGCAGTGGACACTGTGCTTGATATTAACACAACATTTGATCCAATAACATTAGATGACAGATTAACAACGGTATCTCCTGATACTCTAGCTGGGATTGGTCGTGAGCAAAGAATTGATGATGCAAACACATTCAGACAGACTGTTCCTGATGCAGCAAGAATATTTGGTGGTAGACAAATACAAAATACACCCGTTGGACTTGATTCAATTGTAGGCAGTGATGTTGAGCCATCATTAGACATTGCAGACATTGAGGGTAATATAAATCAGCAAAGGGTTGCAGACATTTTAAACAATCCTAAATTAGATGAAACATTTAAAGTTGGTGATGCAGTATTTCCAAATCTAATTGCAACATTAGCTAACAAAGCTGGATCATTTTTTGATAGAAGATTGTTTGATGCGATTGTAAGCAAAGGATTAGATGCAGTTGTTGATCCTGACACTGGCAGAATTATAGGTGCTAAGAATGAGTTAGGTCAATTAATTGAGGGTCGTGACTTAGAGCAATTTGGAACAGGTGACGATGATAATCAAGATCCAATAACAAAGTTTCTAAAGAAAACAACAGAAGAAAAAGAAGAGAAAAAAGAAGACGAAAAACCACCTAACGTAATAGGTAAAACAACTCCGACAGAACCTACGCCCCGTCCACCAACAGTTGTGAAATCTAAGTTTCCTGCATCAACTGCAAGCTTTACACCTGTGGGTTTTGATTCTGGAAGTTTAAATGATTTAATAGCTAGAATTACAGGAGTTCCAGCACCCAGAACACTACAAGAGGGTGGTGTTGTAAATGCTGTGGATAATTTTTTAACTAAGGTAGCATGACCAATTTACAATATGCTGAGTTTTTAAGTGACGAAGAGTTACAAAAAGTAGCTCCTTTGCTTAAACGACTCAAGAAACTTGAGGACAGATCTGAGTCTCAAGATGATTTTTTACGTTTTGTTAAAAAGATATGGTCTGGTTTTATAGAGGGCAAACATCACAAGATTTATGGTGAGAAGTTGCAAGCAGTTGCAGATGGTAAGATTAAACGTCTGATTGTCAATATGCCACCAAGACATACTAAATCTGAGTTTGCAAGTTACTTATTTCCTGCTTGGCTCATGGGTAAACGACCTGATTTAAAGATAATACAAGCAACACACACAGCAGAGCTTGCAGTAGGCTTTGGTCGTAAAGTAAAGAACCTCATTGATAGTGAGGATTTCCGAGATATATTCCCTGATGTAAAACTAGCAACAGATGCAAAGGCTGCAGGCAGATGGTCTACGAACAAAAGTGGTGAATATTATGCTGTGGGTGTTGGAGGTGCATTAGCAGGAAGAGGTGCAGATTTACTTATCATTGATGATCCAGTATCTGAACAAGATGCTTTAAGTCCAACTGCTTTAGACAGTATTTACGATTGGTACACATCAGGTCCAAGACAGAGACTACAACCAGGTGGATCTATTATTATTGTGATGACACGTTGGGGTATTAAAGATTTGACTGCAAGAGTGTTGCAAAAACAGACAGAGGGTGGTGCTGACAGGTGGGATG